ACGAGTATCCATGGAGGGTTTTATGAAGAATTATTGTCTTCTTCAAAAGATTTTTGTGCATGGGATCTTTCTAATTATGTAGGATTAGATGCTAGGGCTGGATTAAGCTTAATGTTTGTAGGACACGAAGTCAAGAATATTTCAACAGGTGATATGAACGTATTTGATAAATGTATTTATCATTCTCCTTATGATATTCGTTACGTGTCTTCTACGTCAAAATCTGTGCAGAAGAATGTTCCTAATACTGTAAAGTTTGAAGTTTATGATATGGACTCAATTTTCAATAGAAGTATTCCTACTATCCTTAGTCAGATAGTCAAATTTGAAGGAAAAGGGGAGCTCTCTTCAAAATATGGCATAGCTAATCATGGGCAGGTATCTGTGGAATGGATTCCCACTTCTTTTAAAGATACATTATATGCAAGACTTTATAATGTGGATGGTAAAATAATGAAAGAAGCGAAATTTTATGGAGATACACAAATCAATGTTATGACAGAAAATGCTTCTGTTGAAAAGACTAATGTTGTATGTTTTGGCAAATTGGAGGACATGGACGATTTTTCAGAAATGGAATACGGTATTAAAATAAATGAAAACCATATAGCATCTCACAATATCAATAACTTGATATATTCTGTAGAATTATCAGATCTTTCCGAAGGTGCCTACAATTATTGTGCTTATGCAAAGATTGGAACAGAAATATATTATGGAGATATCAAGACATTTGTTATTGAAGCGGATAATAAAGAACCCACTCCGGGACAAGTTGTAGACTTGGGACTTAGTGTTAAATGGGCAGGTTGGAATATTGGAGCCAACAAACCTGAAGATTTCGGTAGTTATTATGCTTGGGGAGAAACAGGAGAGAAATCGGTCTATGAATACAAAACTTATAGTTATTGGAAAGATTTAGATGAAAGTGGAGATTATATTTTACCTGATTGCAAAGGAGGAGATTGTATGAATTACGCGGAGTTTGTCAATATCGGCAATAACATCAGTGGAACGAATTATGATGTGGCACATGTAAGATGGGGAGGCAATTGGCGTATGCCAACTTATGATGAATGTGCAGAACTAAAAAAATGTAAGCAGAAATGGATTGAATATCATGGTGTTGGAGGGCTGCTTATAACCGGTCCTAATGGAAACAGTATATTTCTTCCTGCTGTTAAGTATAAAGGTGAGAATGTATTAGGTGGATGGTCTAAAGCTTGGTATTGGACAGCATCAATACACGACGATGTATCTTCCAATGCTTATTATTTAGGATTCAATAATGACAAATATGGAACAATGATGGGAGGTATCTTTCGTTGGGAGGGTGCAGTAGTTCGTCCTGTTTGTGATTAATAGTCAACAAAGAGACTGATCCAAAATTGAAAAGGATCAGTCTCTTATTGTAAATGCAAATTATTTTTAATCAATCTTTCATCATTCTATGCATAATGCAAATAATTCCAAAAATAATCGTAGCAAATAAAATGTTTGTTTCCATAATTATCTATTTATTTGTTATGGTACAAACATCGGGAAATATTCTTTGCTATTATAACAATTACTTGCTTCTAAAGATAACGGAATAATATTGGTCGGATTTATCCATAAAAAAGCTCCGACTCATCACGAGCCAGAGTATTCAACTTATGAATTTCAAGTTTTATTATGAGGAATCATTATTACGCCAATGTTTTTTTCGCCAACAGCGCAACAATAATCAGTACGGTTACACAAACACAGGCAAAACCGAATTGTTCATGGAAATAAAAAAACTTCCCGACTTATCACAAGCTGGGAAGTCTTAATCATAAATTTAAAGTCTTATTATAAGAAATCGTTTCCACGTTGTCGCCTGACCACCGCCAGTACGATAACAACAAGAACTGCCCCACTAACACATGTCAGAACTATTTGTTCAAGCAATTTGGATTCTCTTTTATCCTTCATCATTTCAGTGTACTCTTTCTCATGGATATCGGAAGAGCGTTTCTTGTCGGCATTGAGTTTTATAGTATCGTTTATAACCGATTTCTTGTCTTTTGCCTGATTGAAATTTCCCTCTATTTGCCCGTCCGCCAATAACGGAGGTTTCCCGGTCAGGCTATCGGGCGGTTTTCGGGTATCATAGATACGGAAATCAATCACATAGTTACCATTAGTGGTAATGAGTTCGCTCAAAGAGATGCTTGATCCGTGTACGATGTTGACCGTTTCACTGGCACTGTCCTTCCTGATTACTTCTGTGTCAGATTTGACAGCCTTATGCGAGCTGCCACATGATCCGAACAACAGGAACAAACACATGAAAGGAGCCAGCAATATATGCCGGCTTACCCAGTTCATAACTCTAACCAACATAGTCTACAACTTAAGAACTTGCATCCTGTTATCCCCGTCAGCCCGATAACTGACGTGCACCCAAGCGAAGTTAGACTCGTCAATCAATTGATCATAGGGCAGGTTCTTGCGGATATATTCAAATAACAGCTTGTTTTGCTGTCTGTCTCCAGTGTCAATATCAGCAGCTTCCCCCTTCATGTGCTGCGAGGTCTTACTTCCCTTGACAGCTGCATTAAGTTCCGGACAGCGATAGCCACTGTTTACTGTTATAGGCTTTCCCCACCATGTGCGTAACGGGTCCAGTACGTTGTCCACCAAGGCAGTCAGAGCAGTCACATGCTCCTGTCTGCATCTGTTATTGATACCCAAGCGGTCAGCAGTTGTTGACTTGCAGAGTTCCGCAATCGTAAAAAACTTCATTTCTTTTCCTCCTTATCTTTAATTAATGTAGCCCTGCGTGGTGGAATACGACGGCCGCATTCGCTGTCGGGCCTGTCACAACGGTTATGTTCGGCATCTTTCAATTGCAGTTCCAGCTCGTGGCACTTATGAATCCATGCCAGCTTATCAGACTGTTCATTACGAAGCTCAACGTATAACGCATCAATCTTGGCGTCACGCTGGGCGATACGTTCTTCCAGCCAGTCAACCTGCTTGCGCTCGTTCTCATCCTCCATTGAATCGGCGGACGCATCCTCTTTCCGTGCGTTAGTCTTGCGGTTCACCCAGAACGTGACACCCCAACGGACAGCCTCCAATCCTCCGAAAGCCCCGATTATAGCCAACCAGTCGTTTAATTCCATTCTGTCTATTGTTTATCTGATTATAATACTACTTCAAAGATATGTCTATTTACTTACGTCATTGTTGCAGAATTACTTAAATCCATTGCCACGATATGACAATAAAAAAGAGCCTGATGACAATATTTATTGCCATCAAGCTCCTGGTTACACTGCAAAGATAGTGAAAACTATTCCATATTCAATTCATATTGAAAAAAATAATCAGGAGCAATATTTCGATTATCCGAAGAAATTAAAGAGTCACAATATTAATAGAAAACAAATAGGATTCATGAAATCTACCGGTTGTCTATAAAATCAGATGTTCTCAAGCCTTTATCGGGAAACATCTTTACTTTTTTCCTTTTCCTTTGAACATTTTTCAAGTCACGCACAATGGTGCTGGAAAGTACCTCCGAATAAATCTGTGTGGTCTTTACGGAAGTATGTCCGAGCAGTTTCTGCACAGTGGTAATAGCCACTCCCTGATGAATCAGCAGGGTGGCACAGGTATGACGGCTCACATGGTAGGTTATCCGCTTTTTGATACCACATAACCCGGCCAGCTTTCGAAGCTGCTTATTCACTTCCGAGTTACAAGGCAAAGCGGCAAAACTTCCGATATCCGGATAGCGGTCAAGAATGCCCAATGCCCTGCTTTCAAACAGCAGATATAACGGCAGACGGATTTCCACCTCTGTCTTGACGGATTTGAAGTACAGCCACCGTTTGCCGTTTACTCTAATGAAATTCTCAGGTGTGAGCTGGCAGAAGTCAGAATAGCGCAATCCGGTATAACAGCAGAACAGGAAGGCATCGAGCACATGGCGCATGGACTTCTCTTCCACTTCGACCGTTTCCAGCTTCTTCAGCTCGTCCGGGGTAAGAAACTCATGTCTGCCTTTCTCCTGTTTGATTTTGTACTTTCTGAACGGATAAGCGTCCGCGTGCATATATCCCTGGTTGATTGCCTCATTGACCAAGGTACGGAGCTGTCTCATGTGCTTGGCTATCGTATTGACCGCATTGCCCTTTTCTCTCAAGTATTGCTCAAAATCACGAAGGAATGTATAGGTAAGATCCTTGAAGTCCAATCCGGAACGGAAATCATTCAGGACCGCCAGTGTAGAGTGCAGGTTGTCCTTGGTGGACTGTTTCTTGTCCGAATTGTCAATGGCTGATTTGGCGAAAGTGGAGAAGCTGATATTCACGGCACTTTTCTTCTTGACAGCATCCTTCAGTAGTGAGAGCGTGGCAGGTATTCCGCGCTTCCAATACCCCAACTCTATGCCTTGCAGATACAGGATGTATTCATAGAGCATTGCGTTGAGTTCGTTAGATTGGGGGTGGTTAATGACTTGTGCCCCCTCACGGCTCCAGCACTCCGGTTTGAGGTAAACATTGGTCTTCAGGTAGATTTTCCTTTGGTTCAAATAGGCTTCAACCT